CCGTCCAGACCGGAATATAATTGCTCCTGAATGCAATCAACGAGCACATTCTTATGTTCTTCCATACACCTAATACATTCCTCTTCAAACCCAGATGCAATGGAATGAATAACCCTATGTAATTCATCAAAATCTGCCATACAGTAAAAATATAACGGGCCGGGCTGTAATCACACCCCAGCCCGTCGGTTACTTAGTTATCGCATCGTACACTTCCGAGAGCTTCTTCTTACGGTCAGCTTCCTTCAGTTCCTGCCACACGACTTTAATGTGTGCATTAATAAACTCTTCCTTCGTCATACCCTTCACAGCAACTTCGACGAACGTAACATTATCTACCTTCATGCCACCTGCTCGATACCTCTGATTCCTTTTTCATACAATACAGAAGGAGCTTTCAACGAAGGAACCGCCCCAGCTTTAGGAACAATGGTAATGACACCATCCGAATATGTAGCAGAAGTTACGTTATTCATAACTTCAGCAGCACCATCAGCAATAAGACTGCCAAATTCTTCTGTACGGTCATAACCACCAACAACTTCAACAATTTTGTAGGTATTTTCAGTCTCCAACTTTTGAAGCACAACATCAACCAAACCTTTAACGAAATTTTTGGGATTGAAGTCTAACTGAACGTAGTCAAAGTGCAATTGGCTGTCTTCCACATCTTCATGTGAAAAACTAACAGTCATCGCAGACTTAGCACTACTGGTCGGGTACTGTGTCACGGTCGGGTAAACAGTAGACATCGGAATACCGGCAAGGATATCTGTGTCATCATTATAACCGATCAACATATTATCCTGATTCCAAAAGTAAACGTCCCATCCTTTATTGGCACATTTCAGAAGCTGAGCATTCAAAACCTCATCAAATTTCTTCAAAGTGAAAGTGTCTGTTTGAGCGCTAAGCCCGTTGTATTCACTTGCACCGTACCCTACAGCATTAACTTGGGGTTCTCCACCATTCTTGGCATACTCCAGGAATGGCAAAATAGGGTAAATACGCCCGGGACGGTCTGCATGGCACAATTCGAGCAACTTCTCACCTGTTATATCAGCAGGGAGTTTGACACCATGTTCTGTCAAGATAGCACCTTTGACTTTTTTCCAGTCAATGCTACAAGCAGAACTACCAGTGTTCATCCGGGAACCCTTACACGTTCTAATCTTTCTCATTTTCTTCTACAATTAAGATTATTAATTTTTATTTCCATCGAGCGTATATTTATGGCATCAATCGGCTCGCTCACAGCCTCACCGGAATCTGTATAGGCTCCGTATCTGCCATATGAATAGTTTTCTGAATAACTATGTTTCACTTTTTCGTCATAGTCGCAGTCGAACCGGGAATCTTCATATAATACTTCCAATAAACGTTTATAGATTGGCCGAAGGATATTTTTAAAAGATGTGGTTCTGCGCATCTCATTGCTCCACTCTTTACAAGAAGAACATGCTATAATTAACGAAACCTTTGCTTTTGAGAAATAATCCGCGTCACCTCTATCTTCACTTATTGGAGTGAATAGTGCAACCAATGGAAACTTCCTTTCAGATTGGGCAGAAGACTTACTGTATTCATCTAAAATATCTTTGATATATTGACTGCTACCGAAGATGTAATTCAACCTTGGGGACTTCACAACTTTAGTTCCCCCTTTCCCATTTGGACAGAGGATTTCAAGCCCTTCTGGAAGTTCCTTTACAATCTCCTCAAACAGTTCTGTTATATCTAAATCTATCATAAATTGAAAGCATTAATTGGGGTCAAAAGATTCTTGGTTATTTTCACATCGAAAGGACAATCATTCGACATAGCCCATTCAACAAACTGTTTGTTCTTCTCTACCATGCTATTCCATGTACTTACTTGTCTCTTCAAAGGAGCTACATATTCATTAGCACATTTCAAACGGACAAGCCCGGTTATTGTAGCTTGGGTGTTTGCGTCACGAAGAATATGATAAAAGACATAGTCAGCGAACGGTTCACACAGCTTCTCGCATAATACTGCATATCCGGACTGGGTGGCTTCCTTCTCTTCTGAAATATCAACTTCATCTGAAGAATCTTCCTTTTCCCGTTCAATAAGCTCCAAATAATCTGTGATAGCTTGGGAAAGAGTCACACCAACAACATTCCGGAGAAATTCGGGCTGAAATGCCTTAATATATCCATTTATCACCTCATTCACAGCAAGAGATTGGGGCGAAGGCATTTCAGCGACCGAAACATTCTCAATATGCCTGGGACCTGACATAAAATATGAAACATCAATCAACATAGCGATAGTTATTTAGAAGTCTTGCCTTTCCCGGTTTTCTTTTCATCTTCCACGGAAACGGCTTTATCATCTGTAACAGTTACCTCCTTGGCATCTTCCTCTTGCAAATCTTTTGAATCGGCAACCGGAAGATTCTTTTCATCAGAAGGCACCTGTACTTCAAGTTCTGCAATGCGAGCTTTCATTGTTTCACGCTCTTCTGTCAGTTCAACAATTGTCTTATCTTTCTCTGCAATGGATGCAGTAAGCCTGCCAATCTCTTCATTTTTTTCTGCAAGCATACATTCCAATGTCTTTCGGGCATCTTCTTCTGTAACAAGACCACATTCGGAAATAGGGATGAGTTGAATCATCCCTCTATTAATCCGAATGCGTTGCTCTTTAAGCACATTGGTTACATCCTTATCGTTACCTCTAAGTATGTAATCCATAATCCTACGCTTTAGTTATTGCAGTCTTCAATGCGGCCAAATCCCCATAAGCGAAAGCCCACGGCATATAAATCGGAAAGATAACTTCTTCTTGTGCCATCAGCACAACCTCATTGCAAAGCTTGGTCTCCACATCTTCAGCCCATTCAAGTGTCAAAGTGGTATAATCAACCAAATTTGCGGCTTGGTTAAAGTCACCTAAAAGATACTTACCTGGAAGAATACCACCATACTCGATAATCGGACGACCGGCAATATATTTCACCCCATCAACCATTTTAACGATACCAAGATTACGTCCTGTCGTATCTTTTTCTGATTCCATACCGTTAACAGTCATTGGATTAAGAATAATAGCATTCGGAAAATACTGGGCATATGTCATTGCGGCGAAAGCTGTTTTCACTACATCTTCAGAGTTGGGTTCCTCAATGTTCTTAAAGCCGGCTTCATGAACACTGAATGTCATTTTATCCGTAGCCGTTTCAGCACCGGAGAACGCGACACCAGGAATAAGGATACGACCATCTTCCATTTTCACAAGAGCGTGTGTTTTGTTCAGTTCTGTAAGAACAGCGGCACCAGCGAACGTGATACTCATTCCATCAAGAATCAAATCCTGTGGTTCTGCAAACTCTACAATCACATCCTTATCACCGTTATATCCGGTAATAGCTTTTACAGCACCGGCGGCACCTGTAACAATGGCTGTACTGATAATCTTCTCTACAGAAGTCACCCCAGTATTATTAATAATACCAAGCAAATTCTCACCATTACCGTCACCAAACAAGATGTTCCAGTCTTCTGCCATCCAAACAGCTTCAGGAAGCATGTTCAAGATGTAGGAACGAATGTACACTCTTGATTTCAACATACGTTTTGAGATACGGATATGAGTACCAAGGCGCTTAGTTCCTGTCTGTATCTCTTTTACCTTGATGCTTGATTCAGGCAAACGCCCATTCTCTGTTACAAAACGGGCATTGCGGTTGAAAGCATATACTTGTGCATAGGCAAGTTGAGGGTATGCAGGATCAGCAGTCAACGTCGTTAATACATCACGCATATGCAACTTTTTGTTGGCAACCTGAGTCACAACACGTTTCTGTTGTTGAGTAATCAACAAATCACCGGTGTAATTGTCAGTCATGGAAACGACATCTTTCAAGGAGAAGCCGTCAAATTCTCCTGATTTGCGTGTTTTTCCTTCTGCGAAATCTCTGAATTTTTCAGAATCAAGCATCTCGTTCAACTTCTCATCGAACTTGTTGATAGTATCCATAGAAAGACCTTTCTGCTTCATTTTCTCGATACTTTCACCTAGAGTTTTAACTTGTTCTACAAGTTGCTCGTTGTCCTTTACCAATTGTTGGAACTTTTCTCCATCATAGGCTTTCAATAGATTATTGATGTCACCAAACTGTTTCGTTACCTCCTCCGGTGAGGCAAATCCTTCAAGTGACTTGTTAACTACTTCACACATCATGCCGACAATGTTTTCCATGAAAGTTTTCTGTTCTGCCGGCAGACCGTCTGTTTTCAGATTAAAATCTGATACTGTAAATTTTTTAGGCATAAAATTTAAATTTTAAGTTATTTATTCTCGAAACAGCTATTCAAACTCTTGAAATCGAGTAAAGTGCCATTATCAGCGGCTTTAATCGTTACTTCATCGTTCCCATTTTCCCCGTCATTCTTTTCTTGAGTGTCAACAGACGGCTCATTTTTTCCGGTGGTATTTTCAGAAGTGTTTTGCAGAATAGCATTCGAACGATATACTTTTCCCCAACAGTGGGGACATCTTACATAATTCATAAGGTCTTGTAGACCCTTTTGAGTAAATTCTTTCTTTTCTGATTTGACAGAATCAATAAGAGAAATTACTTGGGTTCTAATCTCCGGAGTGAGCTTCTCCATTTCTTCCCTTACAATGTCCTGTGTTATCCATCTCTGATAATCAGCAGCATAATCTAATACCTGTTGGGCAAAGGTATGCTCTGTTTCTGCATCATAATCAAATTGATAACCACAATGAGGACATGAGACAACGGCACCACCGTTGAGGCTCTTCAGTAATAAACTTAATTCCATATCGTATCCTTTTAAACGTTCATCACTATATCCATGCTGCAAGAACGCTTTCCGGACGAAATCAACAGCTTCCTTTACCTGGTCAGCAGTAGCAGACTTGATATTCACAAGGAACGTCTGTGGATTACTCCCCCAACTTGTCAATGTTGAATATTCCATCATACGCCATTCAAGCACCTTACAAGGATCGATAGAATCCCTTTTGATGGCTTTTACTCCGATAGAGTGTTCTAGGGTTCTTCCATTCTCTGCAAACAGCTTATAATCAGCTAACGTATCACGGCCAATCTGTTTTTCAAGATTTAACTGACCGACCATAACCAAATTACCTTCTGTTTCCTTACCACTCAACGGAACACCTAACAACTGGTCTGTACGATGATTCAGGAACCAACGCATCCGACCAATATTTTCTTTCAATGTCTTATTGAATGAGCCGGGCATAGATATGTCATTTTGTGAGTCCTTCACACCGATACCGTTCACCGCAACGGTAACGATACCCTTCTCATCAACATCATTTGCCTTTGTCTTGTACTGAAGGCTTTTGATTTTCTCTTCCATCTTTTTCATCTCCACTTTTAGTGTTAAAAACTCGATTTACTTTATCCAGTTCCTCATCTGACATATCAAATTTCAATTTGTCAAACAAGGGATTTTCTATCATACTTTCGCCTATTTGGGCACGCCAGTCATTGAGTGTTATAAGCCCACATGAGAATTGTTCACGACAACGTTTATTTATATTTGTCTTTACGTCCTCGGATTCTTTCAATCCTTCCTGCAAACAATCAACATCAGAGAAATCACAATCCAAATAATATCCCCCTCCTTCAAGACCAAGGAAAGCTGTAAAATCCTTGCAGAATTGTTTGGCCATAGGAATAACAGTTGAACAATATACGCTCTTTTCAGCAGTAGCCTGATTGCTAAATGTGGACTGGTCTTTTCGCGGAACAAGAACGGCTGGGATGCCGTATGCCCCTGCAATATTTATTGCATCAGCCAAAGTCTCTTCAAACGGCTGTAACTCTGCAATAGAAAGATTAGTACGAACAAAGTCAATGTCTGCATCTGAAATACCATAAGGTACCTGGCCCTTCCTTACACCATACTTCTCAAAATTTTGCTTCAAAAGCTGTTCCTTTTCATCGTCAGTCAACGCTATTGAACCGGTAGCATCAGTTTTCTTACTTACAATAAAGCCCAATCCACCCCGCTTTACATAAATCACATTTCTAGCTTCATATACAGCTATTAGATTTGACATTGGCTTATTTTGGGAAGCAAGACGACTTTTGGACTTCAAGAACATAGCCCCTGAATAGAACTCTGCACTTCCGTCTCTATCATGCCATATTTGGTATGGAGGAATTTCCAAACTACCATTCCAACCATACTCCAAACGATAGCTACGAATAATATCTTCTGTTTGGGCAATGCCAAACAATGGCATATTCCCGTAAACAGGTTCTACAATAGTCTTATCAGAAGGTAGCACCCAATAATTATCGCAATATCTCCATTTTTCAGCTGTAGAAAAGACATCAGGCATAGCGGCACGAATAAAGCTATTCCCTGTACACAATTTATAAATATGGTGCTGATAAATCAATTCTTTCCAACGCATCAAACAATTAGGACGACTAAGTATGCCATTCATTCGTTTATTCGCCCATACTATACTGTCATCCTTAGTTTTCTTCAATTGAAAATTAGCACCTGCAATTCGCGATGCAATATAATCGATCGGGAAAAAGACTTCAGGTATCGTACTGAATAGCGTTAGATAGTTACTGCCCGCTACAATAGGACTAGTAAGGTCCTCAATGTATGCAACTGACCATTTTTCAGCCTTGCCACTTTGAGTATCTATATCCTTATTTTCAGATGAAGTAACTATTTCAACTTCACCTTTAGTCTTAGATTTCTTTCCAAATAGATTATCAAAAAAAATATTCATTGGGTTCCTTTTTGAGCAAAACTAAGTAAAAAGGAAAACCGTTTTCCAAAACACTAAAATCTTGAAATTACGAAAACATAACTCCAACGATATAACACACTTATTTTCAATCACATATAACACAATTCAATTCAAACCTAATTTTACAACGAACTGTACTAGCCCACTCAAAACAGCACTAGCCTCTTTTGTTTCACTATCTTTATTATAGTCCATCAGGTTATTCATGAAGGCAACATATTCCGTATCAGATTCTACTTTTGATGCAGAAAAAAGAATACTATTTTTCACATAATCAGATGTTGCAGCAATACGCTTGTCTACATCCGGAAACTCTTTCATTACACGAATCTCCTTGTTTGTACTAGAACGGAGTTCCCGGATAAAAGGGAAATAAGCATCCGTACATTCAATTACACATGAATCAGATTCATGGGACAAAATAGAAGAACGTATATCTTCTGTTGAAGTAGTTTCCATAAATACGACATCAACAACATGCCATTTATTTCCACATCTAAACGCTTGTATAAGGACAAATTTCCCATTAACATTCGGCATCACATATAGAATCTTCTTAGTGTATTTACATTCGGTATCTGGATTGAAGAAATTAATAGTGCCATTACAAGCATACAAGTTTCTTTTTCGCCGGTTACTAAACTCTATATACTGCTCACTACACAAATCCACAACGACATATCGGAACGTATCAGACAGGTGCCCGTGCTCCTCATAAGTCTGCAAGGTAGTTTTATTCTTGACCTTGGTTTTAAGAATGGCACCGTTAGCATCTTTCTGTACGCTCATGTAGTCCTCAATAGATACCGAACATGATTCGTCAATGTATATCTCTATACCGGGAACTGTACAATCAAAGATAGCATTGATAAACTCACCGGTCATCGCTACACTCGGATTCTTGTTGCCTACCTTATCTTCAATCTCGAACCCTTCTTTTTGCAATGTGTCTATGAATAAGTCCATCCAGGAACGCTTCTCATCGTCAATGCTGTTTGCCGCTTTCGTTGAAGCATCACCATGTACATATAACCTATCAGAATATTGGATAGATTTCAGATACTTTGCAACAAGTTTGGAAGCTTTCTTTACAGTATTGTTGGGGCTTTCAGCGCACGTTTCATGGAATTGCCAAACCTTGGTGCCAGTTGTGAAATCGACCTGCCAATATGATACGCTGATATACGGAAGCACGTTGTTATCAACAGAGATATGAATAGGTAAGTCCGGAACATACTTATGTTCACCGGAATGTTTGCCACGATTGAAAGAACCGAAGAACTCGCTACCGGTACGAATGACACCCCATTCTCCCAATGCGTACACATTGTAATAGTCCGGGTCGTGAACTTTATCATACTCAAAATCGGCAACACATTGCTCATCATAGAAACCATACGTACCGTCAGGACTACCGACAACCCAAAAATTATTCAAATAGGTAGATTGGATAATAACTGTATTAGGTGCCTGTTCCTCGATTTGCTTAGTACGAAGATTAAGTATTTGCCTGGGTGCATTCTTTTTTACGGATTTAACCTTGGTTAGTTCTTTCGGCAACTCTTTGTCGGCAATGGTAACAGTCATCGGTACATCATGCCATTTATCTTTGTCGATGAACTCTTTCTTTATCCAATGGCTTTCACTAATCGGGTTGAAAGTACAAATAATCTGCTGCCCTTTCTTACCACGGAGACGCTTACGTAACTGCTTGAAATCCGGATGCTCGAACTCTGACCATTCCTCTAACTGAACACGCTTATAATTGGAGATACCTTTTATCTTTTCCGGATCATCAAGACCGGAGAAATCTATCTTCGCACCATTAACCAGACACTTAATAGTATTCTGTTGGAACTTGAACAAATGGGAGATGCCAAGACCGGCCGCAGCGACTTTATAATCTTCATAAATGGTTTTGAGAATAGAAGCTCCTACCTTACGCATAACAAGAGTGTTCTCACCGTCCTGTAATGTCTGTATCAGTATGGTTTGTGCCACACTATACGATTTACCGGAAGATGAACCTCCATAGAGAATGATAAAACGGATAGTCTCATCATTCAAGTACTTCAATAGATAGAATCCGTTAGGATTTAGCTTCTTATAATTTATAACCATATTGTTCTAAAAGTAAGGTTTCTCCGTAGGGTGAATACCGGATTTTGCAGTTCAAATTGTTCTATTCTTCCGAATTCTCATTATCTTCAAAGCCGATACGAAGTTCACCGACTTTATTTCCGTCTCCACCTTTGATATTGACATTCTTATCGGCTTCCCATCCATTCCAGGCACCAAGAATCCGGGCGGCTTCTGTCTTGCCGTTAAACTCATAATTAACCACTCCTCTATTATTCTGAATCTTCTTCAACGCATTACGGGCACGCTTTGGAAGTTGGGACGGACTTCTCATCTTTGTTTTCCCGGTAACAGGGTCTACATAATGTAAATCATCGGGATCAGCGAGTACAATATCCATTAATACCTTCTCAACCGTTTTCCTCTCTACTTCAGTCTCTTTCGCCCTCTGTTGCTTAATCTCACTTATCCTTGCACTAACCTTGCTATTGGCTAACAATCTGCTAGCAGCACTCCAAATCGTTTCAGGTTTCATCTTTGACGCATCATAAGACATCCTATATGCTTCACTAGCATTACCTTCTGTATCAACGTAGTATTTACAGAATTTCTCTTGCTTGAATGTTAATGGTTTCTCTTGCTTT